TTGCCGTAATGTTAAAGTTAATTGTTTGTCCACCACTAATCATACCTTCGTTTGCTGTAATTCTTCCTGTTGCTCCTGGTGTAAACAATTCAGGACCATTCTCACCAACTATGTAACTTTCATTGTTACTAACTGGTCCACCAAATCTTCTTCCTGAATATTGTTGACTAGCAATAGCACCAATTTGTACAGCACCAGCGGCTCCTATCAATCCTGCTATTGCTAGGTTGAATGGAAACGGTACTGTTGCTAAAGCATTTGTAACACCTCTGGCAGTATTCATTATTGCCATTGATATGTTTAGTGCTTTTTGTAAAGCAAATGCTTTCTTATTTTGTTGTGCCATTGAATTTAACACATCCATACCAGCCTGTTTAGTAAAGTCTACTAACTGGTCGTTTGTCATTTCACTTAGATCTAATTGAGCAAACTGTCCTGACTTAAAGATATCAACTTGAGCATTTGTTTGGCTCTTTCTAATATTAGCCATTGCTTTTTCGTGTCTTAATTGTTCTTTTCTTGCTAGTTCTTGACCTTTTCTTTGTTCGTGTAAACTTCCTTTAAAGAATTCTCTAATATCGCCTATTCTTTGATTGTGTAAGTCAACTTCTGTTTCTCTCTCTGTTTTAAGAGCATCTATTGTACTGTTAATACGGCTTTCTAAAGCCTTAAATAATTCTTGTTGTTTTCTTTTTTCCGCTTCTATGGCTTTCTTAGCCGCTTCTTCTTGTTTTAATGCGGCAATTTTAGCACCGGAATCACCTGATCCTGCTACTGTTACACCACCGCCTGTTACAATAGGTCCTGATAGTGCTTGATTTAATTTTTGTTGTTCTTGGTTAAACTTTTTAGCATCTTTTTGTGTTTGTTCGTAAGCCTCGCCTGCTTCTTTAACAGCATCAGCAAGTGCTGTTGTTAGATCAACAACTTCTTCTGGTATAGCATCAACTAAAGCATCTTTTAATTCATCGGCTTTGCCTGCCGCATATTCTAAACCATCATTTGCTAATCCTACAACTATCCCTGTTAAAGTACTAGCATCACCATCAAATTTTTCAACAAATGGTAAAAAGTCAAGCATATTGTAACCATCAATCATTATTTGAACAAAGTCTAAGAAATTTTCTTTTAGATTGTCAATAACTTTACTAACCGAATTTGCTATAAAGTTTTTAAATCTTTCTAATGCTTTACCAAATACATCTAAAGCCGCTTTTACTTGTGCTAGTGTTTTACCTAAGCCATTTTCAAATGCTAGTGCTCCAACTAAGGCCGCTACTGCTGTAACCATTAGTCCAATTGGATTCATTCTTATAGCAGTACTAAGAGCCATTACGGCTTTTTTAGCCGTGCCTAAAGCACTTGCCATTCCTGCGGCACCTGCCGCTCCTGCCATGGCACCAAATGCTAAAAATAATGTATCAGCATTTTTTGCCGCATGATCAAACAGTACACTAATACCTGATACAGCACTACCTAGTACATTACCTATTGTTCTTGCTAGTTCATCTGAGTTTACAATACCATTTGTAATCTTGTCTAAAAAGTCACCTAATGGTTGATTTAATTCTTGTCCTACCTTGTCTTTGAAACTGTCCATAGCAATATTCAAGTTGGACATTCTTGTTGACAAGTTTGCTAATCTGTTTTGTGTTGCTCCACCAAACTGTTCATTAATACCTTCTGCTAAGGCATCTGTAATTATTCTTGCCCCTTCGGCAGTTTTACCAAATTCAGATATTTCCATTCTTGATAAACCAAGTTTATCATTTAAGATTTCAAGTGCTGGAATACCTCTATCAGTAAGTCTGTTAATTTCTTCTAGTCCCAAACCACCCTGTGTAGTTCTACTAAACAAGTCTGTAATGGCTTGTAGTGAACCCAGTTGGTCTGTTGTAACAGCCGCGGCATCTGTGAAAGTTGTTAATAACTTTTCTGTAGGTTGGATACCTGCTGTTTGTAATTTGATATATGTTGTTGTTAAATCTTCAACACTAAATTGTGTTTTGGTAGCGAACTTCTCAATAAACTTAAATGCTTCTCCACCCTGCTGAACTCCTCCTGTTACACTTGCTAGTGTAGTTCGCAGGTCTTGGAAACGAGCATTTACACTTATAATACTCTTAACTCCTAGTGCTGTTCCTAGTGCCGCACCTAGAGCCGCTATTTTACCACCCATACTGCCAAAGCTCTTGGTAGTGCTTGCCGCGGTTCTATCTATTCTTTTTAATCGCTTTTCAACATTGCCAAGTGCCGCCCGTGTTTTATCCTTAGCGACGATTTCTATTGTTTGCTGTGGCATTCTTTGTGGCCTCCTGTTCCAGTTTAAAGTATGCTAACCATAAGTTTACTTCTAGGACAGAGAACTGGAAAACTTCTTCAACACTTTTGCCTAACTCTTTTGCTATTCGCATCACGAGTTGAAGATCCCTGTCCTCTCTTAGTTTTTTTCTACGGCCTCATACTCCACTACATCATTTGCATTGATCGCTGTTACTACTTTTGTAATTACAGCTGGATCAACTTGGTTCATAAAAGTAGCCTTGTCTGCTCTAGCAAATAATGGTTTACCATCTTTGTCTAGTGCTTTAAGCAATAGTGTTTCTACTAGTGCTTCTACACTTCTACCTTTTTGTGTTAATTCAATAATCTTTGTTTCTACAGCGAAACTGTTAACTGGTCTATAGTAAACTTCTGTTTCCCATTCTTCACACCAGTATGACTTCATTCCGCCTGCTACTTTATCGCCAAAATGTTTTTTGGCATTGTCTAATACACTCATTTGTTTCTCCTTTGACTTTGTCTAATAGTCTTGTTGATTGATTGTTTAACAAACCCTCTTGGAGCCTGTTCTTTACTGTACCCTTGATCTAATCTATTAATGTATGGTACAGTATTTTTTATTGTGTTGTTTTGTTTGTTCCAACCTCGGCTAGCTCTGCCAGACTTGTAAGGTGTCTTACCTGAGCCCGGCTTTGCAGGCCTAGTGCTTTTCAAATTCTTCAAGAGCTGATCTGTAAAGACATCTATTTCATCAGCAATAAATTTCTTCATTGCTTTAGAGGTCTTACCAACAGAACTAACTCGAAGTTGGATCATTTTAATTAAGCATCGCCGTATGCTAAATCGCCAGTTACTTGTGCTGAGATTGTAGCAGTTACCATATCATCAAAACTTGATGAAATTGAGTAACCAGTAATAATACAATTTCCGCTTATAACTGTGTTTACTGGTGTAGCACCTTGTGTAGTACTACTTGGGTACATTTCGAAAGCAACTGCTTCTGATCCTAATCTCAATGCTGGGATTGTATCAGAGTTAGATGAATTCTCTTGTGCCGCATATAGAATTTCAGCAGTAAAAGTCGCTGTTTCTAAACCAGCAACATAGGATCTACTGTTATTAGTAGCACCCATTGCCGTGTTTTCGATAGTGTCCATTGTAGCATCCATTGTGAATGATCTGATTTCAGCCACTGCTTTTAGTGCACTTCCATCATGTACTTTAAGAACACCTGATTTACCTGTATATGTCGCCATTATTGGTCTCCTTTATCTGAGGTTGAAGATTTAGATTCTGCTTCAACAGACTCTATCTCTTTGTTAATTGTTTCTAAAACAGGTTTCAACTTGACCTTTCCTGAATCTTTATTAGGCTTATTTGATTCCTGCTTGTTTTTTATTAGGTTTCCGTCGATTCCCATTATGCTTCTCCTGTTGTGTATTTGTATAATACTTGAATGTTAAGTTGTACTAATCCAATAGTTTCTTCAACATCATTGCCTACTGTAACAGATGTTAGTTGTGTGTCCCAAGCAACACCACCTCTTGTTCTGTCAGCATCAAGTACCTCCTCGATTCTTTCTATAGCATTGTTTCTTGCTACATCCATCATCTCCTGACTTGATTTAACATAACAACTAAGACCAACAGTTAAATCTGCTTGCCTTAGTGTGGTCCCGCCTGACACACCCATAGTATCGTCTTCTCTAGTTTCATCTAGTGTCTGAACATATACACATGGATATTGAGCATTAGATAGTCTACCTGGATCTATAGGTGCTCTAGTAACAAATACAAACTGTGGGTCTGTAGCATTTTCTAAAACAGTTACTATATTTTCCGCTATACTATTTCTAATACTCATTATCTTACTAACCTTCTACTTTCGTTGTGTACTACTTCGCTATCAGTGAATGTTCCTGAACCATCAAAGTCATAATGTAATTCTCTAATTGCTAAATTAAATTCTTCATCAAATCTAGCCTTATAGTAATCCATCATGCTGGTAAATCTGTCGCCATCGACTTCAAATTTAGATAGTTTAGGAAATACAAAGTAAGCAAGGCAGTGATAAACACAACTTCTTTTAAGTTCTGTTGGATCTAGTTTAGTAGTATCCATTTCACCTGATCTTCTAGCAATTGGTTGCCACCACTGTATTCTCAGTAGACGATAAATGTCTTCTTCAGTTCTAGCAATATCATCACTAAAGTCTTGGATACCATACTCAAGTATGTCTGGTACTAGCTCTACTATATCCGCTTCTGTAAACAATGCCATTGTGTTCTCCTATTGTAAGTTATGTGAGGGATAACATACCCCTCACATATAAACTCTATAACCAAATATTATGATTGGTCAATAATGATAACTGATCTTGATTGGTCGATCAATTTAGCACCTTGTGCCATAG